ACCTCGACCTGTTGTGGTCCTACCGCACCGGTGAGCCGCCGCTGCCGAGCAACAAGGCGGTCAGCGGGTCAACCGCGGAGGCGGAGTTCCTCCGCAAGGCACGCACCAACTACGGCGGACTGGCGGTCAACGCGCTGCTCGAGCGGACCAAGGTCGCCGGCGTGTGGACCGAGCTCGACGGAGACGAAGACGGTGACGACTTCATCCGACGGCTGCTGGAAGCCAACGGCCCGTTCCTGTCCGATGCCCTGAACTTCACCTACACGTTCGGGCACGGCTGGTTGTTCGCCGGTAAGCCAGACAGCGACGGGCTGCCGCTGCTCACCGCCGAGGACTCCCGCAACGTCGTAGCCGCCACGAACCCGGCGCGGCCGCGGGAGATCCGGGCGCTGCTGAAGGTCTACCGCGACGAGGACGAGGGGCTCGACGTCGCGCACGTCTACCGGCCCGCGGGCGTCGACCCGGTCGACAACGAGGAGTACGGGGACCGGATCCGGGTGGCGGTTCGGAAGAGCCGCACCGTCCTCGGCACCCGGTTCACCGCGTCGTCGTGGGAGTGGGACGACAACCGCTCCGGGGAGCTCCCGGTGCAGGGGTACGGGGTGCCGGCGGTGCAGTTGGTCAACGACCTCGGGCTTGGCGAGTTCGAGGTGTGCATCGACCTGCTGAACCGGATCATGGACGGCACCGTCGACCGCCGCTCGATCGCGAAGTTTCAGGCCTACCGGCAGCGGGCCCTGCGCGACACCGGCGACGAGAGCGCGGAGGACCTGAAGTACGAGAACGAGGAAGGCGACTCGATCGACGACCTCGACGACGTGTTCGAGGCCGACCCTGGCGCGATGTGGAAGCTGCCACGTGGCACCGAGATCTGGGAGTCCAAGGAGACCGACTTATCACCCGTCCTGTTGTCGGTGCGTGATGACATGAAGGAGTTCGCGGCGGTCACCCGCACGCCGCTGCACATGTTCACCCCGGACGCGATCTCCGGGTCCGCGGACGGCGCCTCCCTGGCGCGGGAGGGGCTGCTGTTCAAGGCCGAGGACCGCACCGGCCGGTTCACCCCGGATCTGCGGCGGTTCTTCGCGATGGCCAACGCTTTCGGTAACCGGAACGCTCGAGACATCGACGTGCGGTGGGCGCCGTTCGAGCGGTACTCGCTGAGCCAGCGTGCCGAGGCTGCGCGGGCGGCGAAGGAGACCGACGTGCCGCCGGAGGCGATCTACACCGACTTCTGGCAGGCGTCTCCGGAGACGGCAAAGCGGTGGAAGAAGCAGCGTGGGGCGGAGCTGATCTTCCAGCGGCCGGGCCGTCCGCCCGAGCCGCCGCGTAACGAGTAGGGCGCGTGGACGAGCAGACGTTGGAGGACGTCAGCGCTTGGGTTGACCAGTACGCCGCGGCGTCTGAGGGCCTGCACGACAACGCTGCTGCAGCCGCTACGGCGGCGTGGCTGACCTTCGAGGACTGGTACGACCCGACCCCGGTCATGGACCTCGCCGGGGAAGCAGCCGAGCTGTCCATGGCCGGGCGGGATCTGATCGCGGGACTGGCCGGTGAGTACGTCGATCAGGTCCTCTTCTTGCTCAGTAGCAGCACCCTAGGCGGGAATCGCCGGGAAGCCGGGTTGCCGCCCGTGCGTAACGGCGCTGACATGCGCCTGGTGCACGCACGGCCAGCGGAGGCGTTCCGGCGGGCGATCGCCACCGGCGCCGACGAGGACACCGCCCGCCAAGCTGCTGTGCGACGGGCATCCGGCCTTGTCGTCTCGGATCTGGTACTCACCGAACGCAACGCTCAGCAGACCCGCATGGCCACGCGGGGTGTCGTCGGCTACCGGCGTGTGATCCGTCCCGAGCTTTCTCGCACCGGAACGTGCGGCTTGTGTATCGCTGCCTCGGACCGGATCTATAAGGTCGGCACGCTGATGCCGATCCACCCACCGTGGTGCAAGTGCAAGATGATGCCCGTCGTCGGCGATGACGATCCGGGGCGGTCGCTGAACGAAGCGGACTTGAAGCGTCTGTACGAGGGCGCCGGATCGACGGCGGCGGCGGATCTGAAACGTACGAGGTACACGGTCGATGAGCACGGTGAGCTCGGACCACTGCTCACGAAGCGCGGGCAGCGGTTCCGCGGACCTGACCGAGTGACACTGGAGGACGACCCGGTCCGTGCGGCGCGGATGCTGGAGAAGGTTCTCCCGGTGCTCGACAACCTGGACAGACGTGCCGCCGAGGGTGAGGATGTCTCCGGGCCGCTGGAGTACCAGCGGCGTCTGGCAGACCGACTTGAGGGCATCGCTGGGAGCGCCGGCAAGGGTGGTGGGTCCGGAGGTGGTGGAAAGTCGCCGGCGCCGCCCGGCGGAGAGGGCGGTGACGACGACCCGCTGGCCGACGTGCCGCTAGCCGGCGGAGAGGTCAACCACCCGAATCTCTCGAAGCTCACTCAGGCTGAAGTAAACGCCGTCTCCTGGTACTCCTCGCAGGGCTACGCGAACCTGAACGCTGCGCTGCGCGGTGAGCGGCCGCTGACCGAGGAGCTCAGCCAGATGGCCGACGACATCCGCGCCGCATTGAGGAAGAACCGGCTGCCGAAGACCATCCGCGTCAGCCGCGAGACTGAGCTGGCCGACCTCGGCGTGGACAGCTATGACGACCTGCCCGCCCTCATCGACACCGAGTACGTGAACAAGGCATTCCTCTCGACCAGCGTCATGGCGAATCCGCCGCGCGTGATGATGCGCGACAAGCCGGTAGTGCTCGACATCCGCGCGCCTATCGGGACGCCGGCGCTGCGGGTCACCGACGAGCTGGCCGAGAACCCCCAGGAGCGCGAGCTGCTTGTGATCGACGCTCGCCGACTGCACGTTCTGGCGGTACGCTTCGATGAGCAGATCGGTCGCTGGAGAGTGGCCGCCGAGATCCTCGAGGAAGGTTGACGTGGGCGCGCTGACAGGCGAGAAGCGGCTCGGGCTTCGCCGCGTCGTAGACACCGACCCAGAAGCCGTCACCCGCCGGCGCCGGGAATCCAACAAGCGGCTCGGCCTGAACCGCCCTCCAGGACCCCACGAGATCGACCTGTACCGACGCGCTGGCAAGACACCGCCGAAGGACTAGCCCGCGTGCATCCCTCGCCCACCGACGCCCCGTGAGTCACTGACTCCCGGGGCGTTTCGCATCCCAGGCCCGGCACGGGCGCCCACCAACCCGACAAGGGGAAATCCACCATGCGCGACACCACGCTGCTGCCTGTCCACCCGACCAAGCGGCATCCGCTCACCGGCCAGCCCCTCCAGGCCGTCTACGTCGACAAGAACGGCAGGGCCCGCTGGCCCATCCTCGGCGGAGCCCCTGACGACCCGCCGAAGAACGATCCGCCCAAGCCGGAGCCGCCGAAGAACGATCCGCCCAAGCCGGAGCCGCCGAAGAACGATCCGGATCTCGGGTTCCCCAAGGACACTCCCGTCGCAGAGATGACCTGGGAGCAGCAGGCCGCCTACCACCGGTACCACTCGCGCAAGCACGAGCAGCGCAGCAAGGACCTCCGCGGCGTCATCGGCGACAAGTCCCCCGACGAGCTCAAGTCCGACATGGACGAGCTCGAGGAGTTGCGCAAGACGAAGCGCACGGACGCCGAGAACGCCGTCGAAGACGCGAAGAGGATTGCCCGCGCGGAAGCTGACGCCGAGTGGTCCACCAAGCTTGTGCGCACCGCCCTCGAGGGCCGGCTCGCGCACCTGCAGGACGAGGAGCGCGACGACCTGATCGACACCGTCGACCTGTCGAAGTTCCTCGACAACGGCGATCTGGACACCGAGAAGGTGGACCGGTTCGTCAAGCGTCACACCCAGCCCGGCACGGGCACCACTCGCCGCTGGCCCGACACGGGACAGGGCAACCGGCACTCCTCGAAGCCGTCCGGCGTGGCCGCCGGGCAGGAGATGTTCGTGGAGGGCCGCAAGAAGTAACCGTCCTGTCCCACACGAAGGAGCACCACCATGCCTCGTCTCAAGTCCGAGACTTTCGGCACCGGTGACCAGTCGTGGCTCGGGTCGACGCACGGGATTTACGACACCCGTACCGAGACCCTGAACCCCGCGGCGTTCACCAAGGCCGACCACTACCCGGAGGGGTTCATCCGCTCCGGCCAGCCCGTCGCCCGCGTCGGCGGCGAGCTGGTGCCCTACGACGCGGCCGCCGCGGCCGGCACCGGCCCCGAGGTCTTCGCCGGGTTCGTCTACACCGACCAGGCCACCGACGGTGCCACCCGCATCGCGGTGCCGCTGCTCGACCACGGTCGGATCAAGACCGACCTGCTGCCCGTGGCCTTCGAGCCGCCCACCGAGGCGAACGACAACGGCCAGTTCGTCTACATCACTGAGGGGGCCTGACCATGGCGCTCTGGACTGACATCATCGACCCGGCCACCCTGTCCGGGTACGTCCGTGCGGCGCTCGCCGACTACGAGGCCCGCAAGGGCACCCTGGCGCGGTGGCTGCCGAACCGGAACGTCGCCTCCATCTCGGTTACGTTCCAGGTCGGATCTAAGGGTCTGGTGCCGATCGCGAAGTTCCGCGCGTTCGACGCGCCGCCCGAGATCGGGCGGAAGCCGAAGGGCCGCACGGTTACCCTCGAGCTGCCCGCGCTCGGTCAGGACATCCCGATCTCTGAGTACGACCGGCTCCGCGCCAACGGCGCTCAGCCGTCGGATGACGCGATCCTGCGGATGATCCAGACCACCGCACGGCAGGTGGCGCGGGCGATCGCCGACGCGATCGAGCGGATGCGCGGAGTCGTCCTGGCGACCGGGAAGGCCACGATCGACCAGGACAACTTCTTCAGCGACGACGACTTCGGGCGCTCTCCGGAGCACAGCGACACGGTCGCCCCGGTGCTGTGGTCGGACGGAACGGCCGACGGGCTCGGGAACCTGGAGGCATGGTCCGACGTCTACCGCGACACCAACGGCGAGGATCCGGGTGCCGTCGTGATGTCGACGCGTGCGTTCCGCGCGTTCGCCGGTCTCGACCAGATGCAGAACCAGCTCCTCAACGGCGTCTCGCGGCCCGCCTCGCAGGCGGACGTCCAGGCCGTCGTGACGGGAGCGGGGATGCCCGACATCTACCGGTTCGACCGGCGGGTCATGCTGCCCAACGGCACCACGGTGAAGGCGCTGCCGGACGACATCGTCCTGCTGCTGCCCGCTCCGGTGGATCCGACCGATCCGGACGCGTGGGAGGAGACGGAGCTCGGCGCCACCATCTGGGGTCGGACTCTGTCGTCGACCGAGGCGGACTGGGCGATCGACGACGACGAGCAGCCCGGAATCGTCGCCGGCGTGTGGAAGCACGACAAGCCGCCGCACGGCGCCGAGGTCATCGGCGACGGCATCGGCCTGCCGGCGCTCGCCAACGCCGACCTCTCCTTCAAGGCGCGGGTCCTCTGATGGCGGCTCGTAAGCTCGCGGCCTACGTCCACATCGGTGGCCGCAGCTTCGCTCCGGGTGAGGCCCCGCCCAAGGAGTACGCCGACCAGATCACCAACCCGAACGCTTGGGTCGGTGGCGGTGGGGCCGACGACGCCGCCTCCAGCGGTGACGGTGGCCAGGAATCGGAGGAGACGCCGTACTCGAAGCGCACCAAGGCCGAGCTCCAGGAGGAGATCGACCGGCGCAACGAGGGTCGTGACGACGAGGATCTGATCGAGCCCGAGGGCACGAAGAACGCGGACCTCGTCGCCGCGCTCGAGGCCGACGACGCCGCCACCAGCGGCGCCTGACAGAACCCGGAAAGGTAGGAGGTCGAGCCGATGGCCAGCATCATCAGTTCCGACGACTTGACCTCCTACCTGCCCGGCGTCACCATCCCCGCAGCATCGCTGACGCTGTACGTTCGGCTCGCCAACGGCATCGTCACGGACGTGATCGGCAGCCTCGAGAAGATCCCTGAGCGCGTCGAAGCCATCACCTTGGAGGCCGCGGCCCGCGGAGTCGACTCCTCGCAGCCGACGTCGATCACCACGTCGTTCGACGACACAACCCGCACCATTCGTCGAGAAGGACTCACCCGCGCCGCGGCCAAGCGCGGGGTCTACCTCACCGACGGCGAACGCGACGAGTTACTCCGGCTCGCCGGCAAGCGCCGCCGCCGGCGCGCTGGCACCATCCATCTCAGGCGCTCCTGATGCTCACCGACGCAGAGATCGCCGCCGGCCGCGAGATTGCCGAATCCACCATGAAGGACGAGTGTGCGGTCCTGCGAAAGATCAGCTCAGCACCGGATCCGAACACCGGGGCAGTGGTGGACGAGTGGGCCACCGTCTACACCGGGAAGTGCCGACTGAAGATGACTGCCGAGACCGGATCTCCCGGGAGCGTCGGCGAGCAACCGGTCACGATCACCCGTCTTGAGCACCAGGTTCCATGGGACGTCGACTTCCTCGAGGTGGCTGACCGGGTGGTCATCACAGCCTCCCAGAGCCCCGATCTGCCCGGCAAGGCAGTCCAAGTCGCCGCGCCGTGGCGGCAGTCGACCGCTTCGTCCTGCCGTTACCCGTGTAACGAATCGACCGTCCCGGAGGCGTGACATGAGTGACCTTCGCGACCTGGAGGACGAGTTCGACCGCTGTGTCGACGAGATCGACGACGCGGTGTACAAGGTCGTCGCCAAGGGCGCGCTGAACATCAAGAATGACACCCGGGACACCTGGAAGCGCGAGCTGCGAGGCACCCACGCCAAGCGGCTGCACTTCTCGGTGGGTTACGACATCACTCCGCCCGGCGGGGACGTCATCGCCGCGAACATCGGCCCGGACGTGAACAAGAAGAAGATGCAGGGCGGGCTCGGCGGCATCATCGAGGAGGGTCAGGGCGCGAACGCTCCGGTCCCGGCGCTGAACCCGGCGTGGCGCAAGGAGTCGCCGCGGTTCGAGAAGGCGCTGGGTGATGTGGCTGAGCGGTTGATGCCCGGTGATTGAGCACGCCGAGGCCATCGTTGCGAAGCTGCGTGCGCACCCGTACCTGACGGTGATTGACGGGCCGGCGGACGGCACCCAGGCCCCGCCGTACGTCGTGGTCTACGTCTACACCCCTGACGAGAGCCGTACGAAGCTCGAAGGTGGCACCGACGAGACGTGGGTGACCATCGTGACCCACTCGATCGCCGCGACCATCGACGGCGCCCGCATCGTGCGGCGCAACGTGAGGCAGGCGTTGCTCGATCAGCGGCTCACCGTCGAGGGCTGGAGGTGCGAGCGGATCTCCCACGAGTCCGGCAATCCTGCCGATTGGGACGACTCCACGGGCATCCGCGTGATGGACGCCGTAGACGAGTGGGACTACCGCGCTGAGCCGCTCTGAGAGCGGCGGAACACGCACGTCAGCAACATCGTGTGATGCCGCTGGTGCTCGTCGGACCACACGGCCGTCGAGGACTGATCCAGGCGCCATCCGATGGACTCGATCTCCGCGATGCTCTCGCCAGCATCGGGATAGGTCGCAGAGGACGGTGAGCCGCGGAACACCGCGACGTAGAACGCATGGCCATCTGCGGCCGCCGCGGCCGCGCCGTCCACCGCGTGGCGATTCTGCCGGTTCGTCAGGAAACCCATTCCCAGAGTTTCGGCGCAACCGAGCCGACCTGTCCAGAGAACGGAGCACTCCCGCATGGCAGTCAACGACCCGTACACCCGCGGTCACATCGCGGTCAAGCACACCGTCACCGGCGGCACCACCGAGATCCCGGAGCGGTCGCTGGCCGCCTTCCGCGAGCGGGGCTGGGTGCCGGTGAAGGAGGATCCGCCGGCCAGCAAGGCGACGGTCGGCGAGTGGCGCAACTACGCGCTCGCGCAGGACCCCGAGAACCACGAGGCCATCGCGGCCATGACCAAGGCCGAGCTGCAGCAGCAGTACGGCGACAACGAGTAGAGGAGGAAGCACCATGGCTGATCTCGGCCACGATGGCATGTACCGGGTGGCGTTCATGCCCGGCGGCTTTGCCAACAAGTCCGCGCCCACCGTCACTGAGCTGGAGTCCGCGATCCAGCTGGAGTGCCGCCTGACCCCCACCGGCCTGACCCGCGAGGCGTCGACCGAGTGGAAGGACTCCAGCAAGCTGTGCTCGACGTTCAGCACGCAGACCGCTGGACGCCGTTCGTTCAACATCCAGGTGGTCGCCGTCCGCGAGGTCGACGACACCACCGGCGTCGAGGCCGCGTTGACGTACAAGGTTCTCGGCGACCTGGCGATCCGCGACAACAAGCTGGGCGCCGAGCCGTGGACGGCCGCCGACACTGCCGAGGTCTACCCGGTGCAGGTCGGACAGCCGAACAAGTCGGCCCCGGCTGCGAACGAGGACCAGACGATCACTTACGGGTTCGGCATGACCGGCGACCCGGTGCTCGACGCAGTCGTCGCCGCAGCGGCTGCCTGATCGCCAATGAGTGAGCAGCGGGAGCAAGGCGCTCCCCTCCACTTCCTCAAGCGCACCACCACGGACAAGCTCTGCCGCGACCTGGATCTGGCCGACGCGCAGGGGCTCAACGTGCTGGTGGTCCAACACGTGGGCGGTCGTGATTGGGTGCTCGTCACCCGCGACGCGCCCATCGTCGGCCCGGCAGGAAGCCGGGTCTTCTCTCGATCCGAGGAGTAGGCCATGGCGGCCAAGAAGAAGACGCTGGCGGAGATCACCGAGGAGGCGCAGCCGGTCCGTGAGGTCGTGCGGGTCTGCGTGGCTGGTGATCTCGTCACCCGGCACGCTCAGTTGGAGCGTGAACTGGAGGAACATCAGGCCAGGACGCTCGGTGGCTCGCCGAAGCTCAGCGGCGGCACGAGTGACCCGGAGGCCGACCGGCTGGCCGGGGAGATCCAGAAGCTCGAGGCCAAGATCGCGGCTCGCACCTACGACTTCGAGTTCGAGAAGTGCGACGACCCCGGCTGGTTCGACCTGATGGACGAGCACGGGCCGCGCAAGGGCAAGGAGCGCGTGGAGCGGTGGAACCCGAGCACGTTTCCCCCGGCCGCGGTCCGGGCGTCGTGCGTGTCCCCGGAGGGCATGGACGACGACGCGCAGTTCGAGAAGTTCTGGGCCAAGCTGAACGACGGCCAGCGCGACGACCTGTTCGCGGGTGCTCGCAGGGCCAATGAGGTGGCCCTGACCGTCCCTTTCTCCGCGAGCGCATCCGCGCATCGCCAGATCTCCGAGGGATCCTCGACTACGTAGTCCCGCTCGGCATTCCGCGGTCCATCTTCCTGGGCCGGGTGCCCGCCGAAGGCGAGTCGCAGTGGACCGACTTGGACCGCAACTACGCGCTGGCGTGGCAGGCCGAGACTCGCTCCGAACACTCCTGCGGGCAGCCGATGGCCGAGTCGATGGCGAACGAGAACCAGTTCCGCTACACCGCCGAGGTCATCCGATGTCACGCCTGCGCCGCCACGGAGCGGGCAGTCAAGACGTTCAGCGGGCAGGACAACGCCGACACCGCCGGTATCCGAGCCCGACTCACATCCACTCCGCATGGCGCGGTCTGAGAGGTAGGTGACGCATGCCCACACGAATCACACGCGTCGGCCTCTCTGCCGTCGTCGGACCGTTCAAGCAGGACGTCCGCTCCGGCAAGCGCGAAGTCACGGACCTGCGCCAGGAGGCGGAGCGGTTCTCCAAGGGACGCTACGAGGCCAGCCTGAAGGCGGATGGCCGACAGGCGCGCACGGAGCTGTCGGCGCTGGAGAAGCGGCTGCAGGCGTTCGCGAAGACGCCGGTCGACCAGCGGGTGAATCTCGACACCGACGAGGCCCGTGACCGGATGCAGGCGCTGCAGGCCCGGTTGGCCGAGTTCGGCACCCACGTCTCTGACGCTCGCGTGAACGTTGACGACCGGGACGCGCAGAACAAGATCAGCCGGGTGGAGGCCAGCCTTCTGGCGCTCGGCTCGAAGGTCGCCTCCCCGGACATCGACCTCGAGGGCGTCGCCGCTGCCGAGGCGCAGCTGGGAACGCTGGAGTCGCACCTGCAGCGTTACGACGGGTCGGACTACCGCGCTCAGGTCCACGTCGACGGAACGCTGGCGGCGACCCGGCAGGCGTCTGCGCTGATCGACACGCTGGCGATGCTCGGCCCCACCGTGGTTCCGATGGCCGCCGCGGCCACTCCGGCCCTGGCCGGCTTGACGTCGATGCTCAGCGGCGCCGCGGTCGGCGCCGGGGTGACCGCGTTCGCGTTCTCCGGGGTCGGCGACGCACTGGAGGCGATGGGTGACGCCGAGGTCGCCGCCGCGTCGAACGCGCAGGAGTCCGCCCGTACCCAGGTGCTGGCCTCGCAGCAGATCACCGATGCCCGCCGTGGCGTCATCGACGCGCAGCGCGACGCCGCGGAGTCTGCACAGGACGGCTCCCGCCAGATCGCCGACGCACGCCGCGGTGTGATCGACGCCGAACGGGCCGCCGCGCAGGCCGCCCGCGACGGCGCCCGCGACATCGCCGACGCGCAGGCCCAGGTGACCCAGGCCCGGCGGGATGCGGCCGACGCTGCCCGTGACGCCGCACAGCGGGTCCGGGACGCCGAGGAGTCCCTCGCCGACTCCCACGAGCGAGTCGAGGACGCCCTCGCCGACCTCCACGACGCCCGCCGCCAGGCCATCGCGGACCTTCGCGAGCTGCGGGAGGAGACCCGCGACAACGCCCTCGACGTCGAGTCCGCCGAGATCAGTGTCCTGCGGGCCCGGGAACGGCTCGCCGAGGTCACCGCCGACGAGACCGCCACCGAGTTGGACCTGCGGGCCGCCCGGCTGTCGGTGGCCGAGGCAGAGGAGCGGCTCTCCGACGCCCGCCGCGACGCCCGCCAGGACCAGGCCGAGCTGTCCAGAGCGGAGAAGGACGGCATCCGCAACGCCGCCGGCGTCGTCGACGCCCGTGACCAGGTCGCCGCCGCCCACGAGGGCGTGCGGGACGCGCAGCTGGCGGTTGCCGACGCTCAGCGCGACGCGGCACAGGTGCAGCGGGAGTCGGCTGCCCGGATCGCGGAGGCGATCGACGGGGTCGCCGAGGCCCGCGAGCAGGCCGCCCAGCGCAACGCCGACGCGCAGCGGCAGATCTCCGAGGCGCAGCGCGGTCTGATGCAGGCCAGCATCGACGCTGCTCGTGCGCGCGCAGACTCCGCTCGCCGGATCCAAGATGCGGAGCGGGCCTTGCAGCGGGCGATGGTCGCCACGCGCGCCGACATGGCCAAGCAGTCCACCGAGGCCGCCGACCTGGCCGAGAAGATGGCGGCCCTGGGACCGGCTGGTCGCGAGTTCGTGGAGTTCCTGCATTCGGTGCGCCCGGAGATGCAGCAGATCCAGGACATCGCCCAGGCTGGGATGCTGCCCGGTGTCGAGGACGGCATCCGGGACTGGCTGAGCCTGATGCCGCGGTGGGAGTCACTGACCCGCAACACCGCCACCGCCCTCGGGGCACTGGCCCGTGAGGGCGGAGACGCGCTCACCGACCCGTTCTGGCGCCGGTTCTTCGGCTACATCGACACCGAGGCCAACGACATCCTGCTCGACACCGGGCGGGCGCTGGGCAACCTCACCACCGGCTTCGCGGGCATGGTCATGGCGCTCGACCCGCTCGCCGACGACTTCCGCTCCAGCTTCCTCGGGATGAGCCGCGACTTCTCCCACTGGGGCCGTACCCTGTCCTCGAACGAGGGATACCGTGAGTTCGTCCGCTACACCCGCCGCGTCACTCCCGAGGTGTGGGACACCCTCGGCCAGGTTGCCGAGGCGCTGCTGGCCGTCGCTGAGGCTGCCGCCCCGATCGGCGAGGCCACCCTCCCGGTGATTCAGGTGCTGGCGAACATCCTTGAGACTGTCGCCGAATCCCCGGCCGGCCCGGTGCTCATCGGTGCTGCAGTGGCCATGTCGACGCTGAACCGAGCCGTGCGCCTCTACGAGGGCGCGAAGCATATGCGGATCGTAGAACTTCTGCGGGGCACGAGTGCTGAAGGGCCGCGCGCCGCGCGGGGGCTGCGGGAGTTCAGCGCAGCGGCGGGCCGGATGGGAGTTGTCGGCGCCGCCGCTATCGGCATTGGTGAGATCGTCAGTGGCCTTGGTGACCTGCAGCGCGTCTCACGTGGCGTGACTGGCCCAATGCGGGAGTTCCGGGACATCCAGGACCAGATCGCCGCCAGCAATCTCGGCAAGTACGCCTCCGAGCTCGGCATCGACCTCGACCGACTCGCTCGCGACCTTCACCGGAACGGCACTGAAGGCGAATACGTCAAGCGCGTCATGGCCCAGCTCGCTGGCAAGTCGGGCACGCTGGAGATGCTCTACGACTCGTTCACGATCAGCCACGAGGCCGCGGATCTTCTCGGCATCGAGCTAGGAGACAACGCCCAAGGCGCGCACGCTGCACGGCTTTCTCTCGCTCAACTGATCAAGGCTCTTGATGAGCAAAAGGGTTCCACTCGAGGTGCCACAGCGGACACGCGGAGCAACTCCAGGGCCACCCAGGCGAACACACGCGAGATCCGCGACAATATCGAGGCGATGCGCGACCGGCGCACCCAGGCGTTGGCGAATGAGAATGCGGAGATCTCCTACCAGCAGTCGATCGACGACGCCCGGCGGTCTCTCCGGCAGAACGGCCAGACGCTCGACATCACCACGGCCAAGGGTCGGGAGAACCGTCTGGCGCTGCTGGGGATGGCGGAGTCGTGGAACCGCCAGGGCGACGCCGCTAAGAGCACAGACGGCGCGCACAAGCGGGCGATCGAGACATTCGTCCGCGCGGCCACCCGGATGGGGATGAACGCCGAAGAGGCGAAGGCGTACGCAAATCGGCTCTACGAGATCCCTGGCAACGTCGACACTGACGTCGACTTCAAGGATCGCGCCGCGCGCATTCGTGCCCGTGATTACCGTCGCTATGTCAACGAGGAACTGGACAAGATCCGCGACGAGGATGTCCGGATCTCGCTGCGCACCATCCGCTACCAGTCGAAGGCCCGCAGCGAGGCCGACAACTTCTTCGCTGGCACCGGCTACAAGCCACCGGGTGGTGGCAGGGGCGCGCTGCCGCCGAAGATGGCCGGCGCGGTCGGCGGCGGTGCTGTCATCCCGCAGATGCTGGGCTCCACGCGCTCGGTGGACAAGGCGACCAACGCGATCGCGACCGACGTCCACCAGTCGACTCGAGCGAAGGCGCTGGAGATCCAGGAGGCGCTACGGGAGGCGTGGTCGACTCTGGGTCCACCGGGACGCGCCGGCCGCGTCCTGCCGAAGGGGTCGTACTCGATCGGCACGCCTTACTTGGGCTACACCGGCCACTACGGCGCCGACTACCCAGCACCTGGTGGCACGCCGGTCTACTCGCCGTGGCCGGGCCGGATCACCGCCTCCTACGACATCCCCGGCAGCAACCGGTACAACTCGACGCCGTACGCCTCCTACGGTCGCGTCATCAAGATCG